GACGTTACCATGACCTGGGGACTAGGCAAACCAGATCCGAAAAAAGGAGCAATGCAGAACACCGAGCTGTTCATACAGAAATACGAAAAACGACACGGCAAAAAACCGAGCGAAAAACAGATACGAAAATACTACAACGACCTAATCGAGCAGGGCTACCCAACACAAGGACGCTAAAAATGAGCCAATATCACAGATTAAACGGGGAACCATTCCCGAAAACCGAGTACAAAGACGGCCGCACAAAACAGGCCTTCAAAGACCAAACCGACATCAACAAACTACTCAAAAAAGCACAGCGCACAGGAACATTAAGCCACCTGGAGAAATTCGGAGGCCAATATGGGGATTTCAGCGACTTCGATTTCCACGAAGCGCAAAATCAACTGGCCAGGGCCAGGGAAATATTCGACGCTCTACCGAGCGAGATCCGACGCGAGTTCGGGCAAAACCCAACAAATTTCTTTGAATTTGCAAATCAGCCCGAAAACGTCGGAAGGATGGCCGAAATACTGCCCGCAGTAGCGGAACCGGGAAATTATTTCCCGACAGTGAGTAAAACGGCCAAGACAGAGGCTATACAGCCTCAGGAAAGCGAAAAACAAGTTTCGCAAGAGGAAGTGACACAAACACCACCAAAGGACACAGGGACCGAATGAGGCGCTTTCGTTCTACTTACGCTAACATCGGTCTTAAATTAACCAAGGTGGAAAGGTGTCACTCCACCAGTTCCATATCAAGTAATAGGAACTGGTGACGTTCGCAAGCTCACTCGTACGTGTAAACACGTACAAAAGAAGGAGAAATTGACCAATGACGAAAATTTTAATAATTGCCCTCTCTCTGGCAATGCTTAGTGGCTGTAGTGCCACATCTTTGCGGTGCGGGGTAGATAACGACAGCTCGTTCGTCGAGCTCTACAACGTGCCGCAAAATTTTTCACAAAATATCAGAAGTTACAGCGAGCTCTGCAGCTTCGCATACGACGGAGAAACAAAATGAAACGCAGAAGGATGACCAGGTCAGGCAGCAAGAGATACTTCACAGCTACGGCAAGCAAATCGCACCGGAAAAACTTTCAGAGGACGCCCATGCGGGGCGGATACAGGTTATGACGGATGCCATGCTACAGCGCATTGAAGGGATTCAAATCAAGACACACTAACGGACTAACATTCAAAAGGGAGGAATCGAACGGATTCAAAATGGAGGTAGCCTGCGGCCAATGCCTGGGCTGCCGCCTGGACAGATCACGAATGTGGGCCATGAGAATAGTGCACGAGGCGGCACAATATGAGGACAACGCGTTCGTAACACTCACATACAGAGAAAAAGCGAACGCAACACCGGAGCAAATAGCAAAGGGGCACTACTGCCCAGAAGACGGAAGCCTAAATAAGAAACACTTCCAAAAGTTTATGAAACGCCTCCGAAAGTACTTCAGCGGAAGGAATATCAGATATTATCATTGCGGCGAGTACGGAGACCAATACGATAGACCGCATTATCATGCGTGTCTGTTTAATACGCACTTCCCGGATCAGGAGTTGTTCAATGATCGCGAAGGTAATTTTCTGTTCACTAGTAAGATCCTCGAGAAGCTTTGGCCCTATGGCTTCAGTACGATCGGCGAGCTTACGTTCGAGAGCGCGGCGTACACCGCGAGGTATATCCTTAAAAAAATCTTGGGGAGGAATGCCGACGATCATTACCTAAGATGTGATGAATACGGAGTAGCCTACTGGCTGCAGCCGGAATATACAACGATGAGCAGACGTCCAGGTATTGGAAAAGAATGGTATGAGGAGTATAAAGATGACATATGGCCGGCCGACGAGGTACCTGTACCGGGTTCCGGGGTATACAAAAAAGTACCTCGATACTATGAAACAATTCTCAAATCCGAAGATCCCGACCAATTGGAAGAAATCAAACAGCTGCGACGACAGTTCATGCTCGCGCACAAGGAGGAATACTCACCACAACGAATCTGGCAAAAATATAAAGTAAAAAAAGCACAAGTCACACAACTAAAGAGAGAAATGCTATGAAATTATCCTATCAACTGTTAAGAAAACACCGCGGAAAAAACGGCATAACCCTCGAGCAGCTGCTCGAGGAAATAGAAGAAAAAATCGAGTACCTCGACCAATTCACGACAGAAAACGACGAAACCATCGAAATAATTATCGATTAACCGGAGAGAAACCATGAAATTGAACATCTACACAATCTACGACACAGCTAGCGGCGCATACATGAGGCCATTCTTTGGACAATCAGACGGACAGGCAGTACGCAGCTTCAAAGACATATCAACAGACGCGGACCACGAAATAGGAAAACACCCAGAGGATTACAGCCTTTGGAGAATAGGAGCATTCAATGACCAGACTGCTAAAATTGATCCAGAAGATAAAGAATGCCTGGCAACAGCTCTCGAGCTGGTTGCGGCAGCGAGAAACGTAGACAAGGACCGGATGGAAGAACTAAACGAAAACGTAACTAAAATGAGCCCTGGAGGCACAGCATGAAATCAGTAATGAAACACTCATACGCCCAAACACCCAGGGCAGATATACCGCGAAGCAGCTTTAACCTAAGCCACGGAATCAAGACCACCTTCGACGCCGACGACCTAATACCACTGCCGCCCGTCGACGTAATTCCAGGAGACACTCACAACGTCAACATGACGCACCTGGTAAGATTAGCAACGCCATTGCATCCGACAATGGACAACATTTATATCGATACATTCTGGTTCTTCGTACCGTACAGGCTACTGTGGGATAACTGGGAAAAATTCTGCGGTGCACAAGACAACCCGGGTGAATCTATTGACTATACTGTTCCGGTTGTGTCTGGAGGCAACACTAATACCGGAGAGGGTACTCTCTGGGATTATTTTGGGCTACCTCTTGATAATAAAAGTGGTGCACATTTTGATCCGGACGATGTCACCGTAAGTTGTTTGCCGTGGCGTGCTTATACGCTTATTTATAATGAGTGGTTTAGAGATCAGAATTTACAAGACCAATACCGCTTAAGTACGAATGATGGACCTGATGTTTTAACGTCAGGATATAGTTCAAGTGGTGCAAATGATATTCCTGCGAGCCCGTTCAAACGTGGTAAAAGGCACGATTATTTTACGAGCTGCTTGCCCTGGCCTCAGAAAGGTGATGCAGTAGACTTACCGCTCGGGACCTTAGCACCGATTCAAGGTATTGGCGTACTTGATGGATCCACGCCTACCGCTAGCTCCATTACCGTCCACGAAACCGGCAACCCGACTCAATCCTGGACGAATCACCACATGAACGCTGCTGGTGATATTAAATTCGAAATGTCGGGAACAACTGACGAAGACCTCGCAATTTATGCCGACCTGAGCACGGCAACAGCCTCGACAATCAACGACATCCGACTGGCATTCCAGACACAACGACTCCTAGAAAGAGATGCACGATCAGGAACCAGGTACACGGAAACGCTCCTGGCACACTGGGGAGTCACCGTACCTGATTTCCGGCTGCAGAGACCCGAATACCTCGGAGGCGGCAGCAGCCCGATGGGAATTCAACAGGTAGCCAACACATCAGACGATGGAACAAATAACCAGGGCGATCTAACAGGTTTCGGCGTTTCAACAGGAAACAACGGCTTCACAAAATCGTTCGTGGAACACGGCGTAATACTCGGAATGATAAACGCTAGAGCAGACATTACCTACAGCCAAGGAATAGACCGTTATTGGGGCAAACAGACGAGATACGACTTCTACTATCCGGTATTAAGCCAAATCGGCGAGCAATCAGTTACAAACGTCGAAATCTACGCGCAAGGCGACGGAGCAACCAACGACGACGCCGTATTCGGGTATACCGAGAGATACAACGAGTACCGACATATAAACAGCCGTACAACAGGCCTCATGAACGTCGACGCCGCGAGCAACCTCGCCAGCTGGCACTTATCAGAGGAATTCACAAGCCTCCCAACACTAGGCAGCACATTTATACGGTCAAACGCCTCGACACCCATCGACAGGGCCATCGCAGTATCAACCGAACCGCAATTTATTGCAGATATCTACGTAAACTGGAAAGCAGCACGGCCGCTGCCGCTGCACGGAGTACCAGGCAACCTTGACCACTTCTAGGAGATAACAAATGGGGTTCTTCAGCGCGCTCGGCGGGTTCTTGGGACAACGCAGCGCAAACAAAGCAAACCGGAATATGGCCCGGGAACAAATGGCGTTCCAGGAACGCATGTCAAATACGGCTTATCAACGCTCAGCAAAAGACTTGGAGGCAGCAGGGCTCAACAGAATACTCGCACTAGGACAACCCGCCAGTTCACCTGGCGGCGCTAGTGCAGTAATGCAAAACGAAGGAGCAGCAGCTCTAACCGCAAAAGTACTAGGAGCACAATTCCGAAAAATAAGAGCAGAGGCCAAAGGAGTAGAATACGACAACGTGAAAAAACGCATCAGCTCAGAAGTGCTAGAGCAACTAGAAGGAGGAGTCCGGTCAATAGCAGGAGAAGTACAAGACGCCGTAAAAACCTACGGCATACCGGACAAAGAAAAACTCCCAAAAGGAGAGCACATACCAGATAACTCGGCAAAACAGAAGTTCTCCCGGATGATGAACAACGCCAATGACGTTACCATGACCTGGGGACTAGGCAAACCAGATCCGAAAAAAGGAGCAATGCAGAACACCGAGCTGTTCATACAGAAATACGAAAAACGACACGGC